CAAAGCGATAACAACTTGGTCACGGTTTGCGTTCTCGGCGACATCAACAATGACCTCACCTGCGCTAGCAGAACCAGCGTCGGAACCCGCCACGGAAGCTGCGGTGTTCATATCGAAGTCTGCGAGGGTCAACGTGAAAGTACGATTAGCCATGTTTAACTCCAAAAAGAAGTGGTGGGGGTGTCCAAGGACACCCCCAGAACTTTAGTCAACAACGTATTCCATGACCAACATGATCGTGCCGGACAGTGTGGCACCGCCCGTTACGACAGTGACTGGAATACCGGTGGAGTCGGCGTCAACGACACCGTTCTTACCCAACGCAATCGTTGCAGCAACAGCTACCGATTGAGCCGTGGTAGAAGCCGCAGCGGCTTTCCACTCGTCAACGTCAAGGGCAACTGCGGTGCCGTCAGCGTTGTTGTAGGCCGCATGACCGACGGACAGCGTGGACGAGGCGTCCAGCGCGTCATAGGTCAGTTCCCCACCGAGAATACGAGCACCGTTGGGGAGATTAAACATCTCGATAACGGTGCCAGAGGCAATAGCGGAAGCCTCGTATTCCCCGTAAGCCACGCGCCGACGCCCATGAAACTCATTGGGCTTGACGTTGAGCTTGGGTTCGGTTTGGTCCCACTTGGTCTTTTGGATACTATATACGGTAGCCATGAGTTAAGCCTCCGAGCAAGTGATGGCGACGACTTTTTCTTCTTCGACACGGGTCGCACCAAAGGTGCCTTTGACGTAGACCTGGGTCGAGTAAGATTTGTCGGCACGATCAGAGATTTCCACACTGATATCATTCCAGATACCAAGGTGTAGGCCAGATTTCGCCCAGCAGATGGCTGTGCGGTTAGTGCCTGAAAGAGCCAAACGCTGGCTGTCGATGAAGTTGAAGCCCATGAAGGACTTGATACGACCATCAACGAGAACGGGCTTGTTGGTGTAATCCAAGCTGATAGCTTGGGTTTCGCCCAACAGGTCGTCGTGCTGTTGTGCGCCGATGGCGCAGTACAGAGGCTCGTTGTCAACGTCGACTTCAGCGGCAATAAGGAGCTGCATTGCTTCACGCAATTTGGCTACCGTCATACCACCCGCCGTGGTCGCTGCTGTTTGACCAGCGGGGAGGGGTGTCGAGGTCGTTCCATCTTCACCGGTCTTGGCAGTGCCAGTAGCGGCGGCGATGATCAGGTCGTCCATCGCACGGCCCATGCTCATCGCGCCGTTGATGGCGTAAGGAGAGGTCGGGTCAGCGATGATCTTCAGCTTGTCTTGGTCGTCGATCAGATCGGCCCACTCGTAGGTGCTGGGGTAGACCCAGCGCTTGTCATGGGGGGTTTCGATCAGCGGTGTGTCACCGTGACGGGTTGTACGGAGTTGTGCGTTTACAGCGCCAATCTGATTGACGGCTGCGCCGGATTTACCATGATAGCTGTCTTCCATGACAGCGGAACGGAATTTGGACCCGCGCTGTTGCAGCAACGACTCCACTGTCGATTTATAGTCAATTACTGACCAATCGAGGATTTCATTAGACATGATTAAAATGCCTTCCTTCTGAAAAGTTAAGAACAGAGCTGGAAGGCTTATCCGAGAATTTCGGGGCCAAAACTACTGAGGCTGGTTGTCGGCCCGAAGGTTATCGACGGTAGCCTGTTCGTACACCTTTTGGTGCGCTTAGTGTGACTTTAAGGCAACAGTGATATAAATGCAACTGTTTTTATTACGTAATCTGATACTGGTTAAGACTAAATCTACAGAACATGTCCAGCACACTATTGTGACCTGATGTCGTACCAACAAAATACAAGACAGTGGACGGATCAAGTCTGAACTTAATAGGATCATATATCTGCCTATGTAAATCCAACGATCTATCAATCGAACCTCTAAAGATTTCAGTTCTAACTCCTGACGCTCTATTCCATGTGTAGCCGACTAACGCTAACGCTTTATCCTTATCTAAAGACGACATCTCAATGGTAAGCCAAGGGGTTATAGCTACATGATTTGCACCTATAAAGAAGATAGCCTGTTGTGTGATGGAACCTTCCGCTGGGACGACTGCTTGAACTGTAGCTCCTGTTGTAGCTGTTACAGTTATATCGTTTGTGTTAAATCCTGCACTCCCTGCGGCGGTAACTGCAATTCGGTTAATGCCTAATCCACTAAAGCTAGTGACATCTGATCCATCAGAGCCTAACGTGTGGGTTGATGTTGCAGGAAGACCATCATCATCTATATATATAAACACTAATTCGGTAGCTCCAGTAGTGCCAGAGCCATCAGTAGTGCTATTATAAGTAACTGTAAATGTACTCCCGCTTGTAAGGAATGTGGGCAACAATGGTGTTGCTGGCCATAGACAAGCTGTTGTGTTATTAGGAACATCTAGTCTATATCCAAACTTATTCCATCCAGTTACCCCTACTCGCAGACCAAGTTTGACCTCATCTTGGAAGTCTGTTGGTCGTGTGGATAACCCGTCAGCATCACGGCCAATAGACTGGTTGAGTGGTGTGTTACTCTCTCTGAACGTACCGTAATACGTATAAAGCCTCATGTACGTCTGGTCAGCGGCGTCGTTGACAAACCTTAACCTGAAATACCGTGGGCCTTTAACGGCTGTATGGAACTCATGGATACCTGCGGCGACTCCAAAGCCCTGCACCGGGAACGTGCTGTCTGAGTTGGTGCCATCATTGGAAAAATCAAAGTACAACGTCCCGGTAACGTCAGTCTTCATCGACACCATAACGTCCGGCTGGTCGTTCTGCTCCCATTCGCCTGTAAACGTGGCGCTTGCAGATAGAATAGCGGTTGTTGTGTTACCTGTACTAGCCTCTACTGTTGTCGCGACACTCTGCACGAACCCCGTCGTCCCATCTGAGTACGTCTTTAAGTACCCGTCGAGGTGATGGCCCCTGTTCGCAGAGCGTTTACGCGACCCCTCGACAGCCATTAGATACCGTTACACGCCGCTTTGACGGCGTTCTGGAAGTTCTTGACCTTTTCAGCGAAGGCTACCTCCCGGTCTTTCAACACCTCGACATCAACCCCATGCGCTGCGATGTCCCGCTTCAAACGCTCTTCACGATCCGCGAGGGTCGAGTTCAAACGGTCTGCTTGGGCTTGAGCTTCGATCACCGGCTGCATCGCAACACCAGCCGCCTTATCCGCAGCCTTGGCGCGGTCCTGCGCCATCTTGGCTTTAGCCTCTGCGTCCTTGGTCATCTGATCCATCTCAGCGAACAGCTTGGTGTTCATCGCCTTCGACGCGGCCATAGCTTTGTCGGCTGAAGCCTCGGCCTTCGCCAGCTCCGCGATACGTGCTTTAAACTTGTCTGCGTCCTTGACAATCGCCAAAGTCTGGTCGACGCCGCTCGTTTTCAGGGCCATGATCGTTTCCTTCAAAGTTACCGTCGTTTACGTGAACGGCGTTGGTTGTTGGTGTGTTGAGCCACAGTCTCCTGCGGCCCAACGTCTGTCGTCTCTGGTGGTGCTTTATAGATTTCGACAACCTTCGGCCCCCCAGAAATAAAGTTCGTGTACTCTTCGGCGATTACCAAGATGTTACCACCTTCCGCGCCGGATTGCACCGCTAATTTTAGAGCTTCAAGACGGATTTGGGCGCTCATTACAGAACCCCCGCAGCCTGACGCGCCAGTGCGGCTTTCTTGTCCACTGCTGCTGCGTGTCCTGGGTGGCTCTTCTCCAGCCAAGCCTCCATGAACTCCTTGTTCATGTTCAGCTCGCGCAGGGCTGTGCTGGCCTGTTGAGGCGTCATTACGCCACTGACAGGCTCGCCCGTGTCAACTGTGTCTTCACCAAGGCGGGAGCCAAGGCTGTGTACGAACTTCATCGCCTCAACCGGCCCCATACTCTTTGACAGGCCGACCAACTGCTCTTCAGTCATACCCAACTGCGTGGCGTACCGCTCAACACCCGCTACATTCTGATCGAAGGCTGCGCCCCACTCGCGCTTGAGCGCCGCTGTCGCGTCGACCTCAGACATGTGCGCGGACTCTTCAACGGCTTTGGTGTGCTCGGCGAAGTAGTTCACATCCGCTTCAGCCAATGCTTTGAACTGGGCGTCAGATAGACCCGCCTCATGGGCCACAGTGCGGAGGGCGTCGAGCCTCGACGTGTCCGCCCCATCCTCCAACTTAAAGCTGTAGGCGTCGGGGGCCTCCGGACGGCCCAGCTTGGTGTAGAACTCACCACGTTGCTCCGGTGTGGCGTCATCTCCGAGCAGTGTGATTGTGCGCCCTGCCTTGTCAGCGCCCATCATCTTCTCAAGATTGCGATAGCTGTTAAGGGCTTGCTCAACGCCGGGGAACTGTTTGTTCTCGGCCCAGCCGCGTAAGTCAGCGTCCCTCACGCTATCCAAAAAACTCGTCGCAGCCGGGGCTGCTTCCGTGGTTGCTCCTACTGTCGGTCCGGGGTTGCCCGCGTCAACGGACCCTGTTTCTTCAGTCATCGGTTTTACTCTCCTTGAGGGTTGAAGTGCGACCAAAGTTCTTCTTCGGTCATGTTGAGGTGACGCGATATGCGTAACCAAACATCTCGTCGACCCTGGAGTATCCCCTCGGCACGGGGGTCAGGGTTAAATGTGCTGTCGTGGGCGCGGCAGAACTTAGCTAAGTCGCCAAGCACCCGCTCACCGTGGACACCTTTGAAGACAAAGCGGTAGGCTTGAGCGCGGGTGGTTAAGTAATCCTTGATGCGGTCTATCATCCCAACGCCTTCATAACGCCAGCCGCCGCCGGTGCGGCTTCGATGATCTGCTGGGTCTGCTGAGCTTTCGCTCGTTGCTCGCGCAGCGCTTGTATCTGCTCAGGGCCATTCATCCAACTCTCAGGCATGGCGTTGATCTCAGCCAATGCGGGGTAGATCACGTCCGTGTTGAAGTAATCCATGACGCTCAGGTCTTGGGTGGTGTTGGCGTGGGCGATGGCTGTCTCGAAAGTCCGCAGATAACCCGCAGCTTCCTCTGAGCGTTGCGAGCGTGACAGTGGGCTGTCGTACTCCACATCATACTCACCCTCGGCCTCAATCAGCACGTCGGGCATCTGCGGCAGCATACCTTGCATCTGCAACAAATCCAGCTCGCGGTTGATCATAGGCCCGAGCAGCTCAGATTGCTGACGGCCCATCGTCGGTGACAGCAAAGCGCCCTTCTCTCGGGCGCGTTCCAACACCTCGGTGGCGGTCATCGCGGGTGTGTCAACCAAAATCTGGAACAGTGTAACCAAGAACGCATCGTTGATGACACTACGCTCCATGTCCATCAACTCTTGACCTGCTGCCAAGTTGCCTGTCGGTAGCACGTCGATCAGGCGACGCCCCTCGGCGCTGATACCGCCGGGGTTCATAGACCCAGGCTTCATGCTGAAGGTGTCAAGAACACCGTCGTCGTGTGACAACAGGACGGGGTCAACGACCCGGTGGCCTTGTTTCAACATCGTCTTCTTCTGCTCGTTCAGCACCTTGATGGCTGGGAGCGCCAGCATAGCGGGGCTGCGTCCGTAGACCTCACCCGGAGCTGTGACGTACCGGCTAATTGGGTAGGGGAACGTATTGAAGCCGCCTTCACTCAACAGGTGCTTGCCCTCACATGAGACGTAGTACGAGGCAAACTTCTTACCCCGGTAGTCAGCCTTACGCTTGTCCACCTCGGCCCGTGGGCGTACACAGTGGATGATATCGAACCGTTTGTCGGGAGCGTCTTTGACGGCTTTCGTGACGGCCTCAGGTAGGCTCTTCCAGCGTCCGGTATCAACCCGCTGCTGCATCTGCCGCGCTGTCAGGCTATACTTCCGGTAGCTGGTGTCCACCATACCTTGGTGGCTCATGTCGAACAAAATCTCACGCAGATCAATCGCCTGATAGCGCAGCCCCCCCTCGTCGTGGGCGTCGGGGAAAATGCAGGAAGTACCAAACGCGCCGAGGGCAATATAGACCTCATGCTGTTGGCTGGCGTAGTTTGCCTTGGGTGAGTATCGGTGCTTGAACAGGACGTTGTTGGTTTGCTCAAAGTACAACTTGACATCACGATCCCGAGCTAGTTCAGGGTTGGTCACACCAAGGCGGTGCCACCGGCTGTTCCGTGGTGTCAGCATACTCTCCATCGCAGCGGCGAACCGCTCTAGGCCGAGAGCTGCTGTCGCGTCGAACATCTTCTCGGTGCGCTTCTCACCCCGGGTGATGTTACTCCCCGACTGCATGGAGTTCTTGTATCGAGGGAGGACGCGCTCAGCGATCTCTTCCCAGTGATTCTCCCACGTACCGCGCTCACCCTTGAGGCTGTCATAGCGTTTGATCACCTGTGTGGCGATTTCGTTTTCCATACTATCCTCCTAGGAGCGTCTTGCTGGCGATGTTACCCTGGCCACCAGACACGGATGTTGACGCGGCCCTACCACGTTGTCGGGCAAGTCGTTGTAAGAAAGTCAAAGGCTCAGTGGCGGACTTCGATGTAGCCCCCGGCGTGGTGTTGGGATTGCGTGGCAGTGTGGTTGGTAGTGGCACTTGGTTGTCACCACCGAAAGCATCAGACAGGTCGGTGGTCATTTTAGGCTTGTCGGTAGGCTCAAAACTGTCGTACTGCTGCTTACCCGCTGGGTTGTTAAACTTCATATCTACGGCCTTACCCACCAAGCCTAAACCCGGCAAGCCAAACGCAGCCAAGACGCCACCCCCCGCCTCCAGGTTGCCGACTTGTGTTCGGGTAGATACACCGGGGCGGCCGTCCTGAACCCCAACACCTTTACTGGAGCGGCCTACAAGCCCCTCCTCAACAGGTGTAACAGTTCCGGTCCCTACGTTTCCAACCTTACCCTCCGCGCGGTTTAGCGCAGCGCTGAACTGGTTGGCCTTATTGATCTCGTTGGGCGTCATCGGCCCTAGTCCCAGCGCATCTTTACCCGCTTGGGCAGCGCGTTGCGGGGCTGAGGAATCTGTTTTAGCCCTATCCGCTCTAGACGCCGAAGGAGAGCCCAGCTTAGTTCCCGGCGCTGCTCCTGGCTCAGTCGTGTCTACCCCACCGAGCAGCGATGTTGTGGCTGCGCCACGGGGTGACGCGCTCCGCCGACTGGGTGTGTTGAGCGGGGTTGTTAAATCTGTAGGCGCACCAACAGGTGCTGTACCTAGCTTGTCGTTACCTGCGCGACCGGGAAGGGTGTCTGAGCCTGACGGTGTGGGTGCTGGAGTTGGTGTGATGTTGCCGTTGCCTGAGCCTGTGCTGCCACCGCTAAGCGCGTCGCCATACCCGGCGTTATTCCTACCACGTTGAGTCTGTGTACCACGGGCGTCGTCGCCTGAGTTACTACCTGACGCTTCACCACCCATCAAGCTGCTCCTAAGAGCGTCTTGGCCTTGGTCTTGGCCTCGTCGGTCACGCCCTGCCCGCTAGTCAAGATCGTACTCGCCCGACCTGATCGCGCCGCCATACGGCGTCGGGCGTCAAGCGCCGCGCCTTGAACCTCTGCGTCAGATCGTGACGGTGGTGGTGGTGCTGGGGCGGGGGCTTCCATCTTTGGGGAAGAGCTGAACAACGCGGTCATACATGTGTCCCTAAAATGCAACAGTGATATTTATAACACACTCTACACAAAAAAATACTCGGGCGCAAGGCCCGAGTAAGTTTAACAGGGAGGGCGCTCAAGCAGTCTACCAGAGGAAGGGATGAGAAACCTCAAAGACTGCGAGCGCCTACGCAAACATATCATAATCCATATTCTTTGCAACCCTTGTTTTGCGTCTAATGGTCCGCGTGTCCTTCCGACCAATCGTCCTGCTGAACGTAGCCGCCAGCGCATCGGCCCAATCCGGCGAGGCGTGGCCCCGCTTCTTCATCTTCTCCTTCTGCTCCAGCTTGATCTGACCTTTCAAACTAAACTCATACATCGGGCCGCACAGGTCGTCGCACAGCTCCTTGTTGTTCGGCAGTGCCCCATTGGCGATCCAATCCCTCATACGCCCCCAGAGTTCCGTCCGGTGGTTGCTGTACATGTCTTTATCCTGCGCTCCACCTCCGACCTTGACCTCAATGACATTATACCCTGACGATTTAAGAACAT